CGATCATCAAATTCATCCCAATTGCCTACATTTTGGTGAGCAGCTCGTATACGTTCCCATGCAACCTCGAACTCTTCGTCAGAATCCAACTCTTCCTCTTCCAAATCTACGGGTAGAGGATGGTTTAATGCTCCTTCAGTCTCCGCTGTCAAAAAAATAAAGGCTTGTTCTTCTTTATTTTCTGATGCTTCAATAGCATAGTATTCAGATAACAAATGCGAATAAGTAGGTATCGGTACGTCGGTCAATGCGTGTTTCTCACGCAACTGCGCTGAAATATTCTCAACAAATCGATCATATTGCAATTCAGTCTCACAATGGAAAAATACTTCATAGCACATAGAGATAAAGTTTCCCTGCAACTGCTGCAAACGTGGCACACTTTGACTCGGCAAAGTGAAAGCTAGACTCTTAATAACTGAATTCAAATCAAGTTGTGCAACATAGTGATTATGCATATATTTGAAACTTCGTCTCAAAAATGTAAAGTCGCCAGGAGACACAAAGGATGTCATTTCAGAATTTTTCGAAGCTGGAGTAATTTTCATTTTAAAATACTCAGCACAGTCTCGCTGATAGGTTACATTATTAAACAAATGTGCAACATCATCAGCTACAGCTGCTCCGGCATCATCTCCATATACAATTGGTTTCACCTTTTCGAAAAAATCTAAGTGTCTCAACTCAGGATTACTATACCAAGCGTACATCAACATATAAAGTCCTCTTAAAGAGTTGTCTTCAGCAGTACCATATTTACCCGAGGGTTGCATTCCAGCTTTAACAAAAACGTCTTCCAACATATTAATATTGGGAAACATAGCATCAGAAAGTAAACCTCGCACTATTGTCAACGCTTGTTCATTATAACCAAGCATTTTCAATACCTCATATATCACAGTACATGTGCCATGTGCAACAAAAAACGGTAACGAAACATCAAATCCTGAATAATCAAACTCCATAATATTAGAAGAATGACTCATCAATGAAGTATATAAATCATGTGCTCCTCTATGCATATCAATTCCAACAGCAGTACAAAACACATCAGAATGTTGAACCATCAATGTATACAGAGGTCCCAAGAACATTCGACACAATATCAACAAATCAGTAGGTCCAATGTAAAAAACCCGAGTTTTACCTTCTAGTGTTTTTTCCACCAGTCGAGGTTCGTCTTTGAGACATGCTGTGAAAACAAAATTATTCGTTTCACCATCATTGTATCTTTCAATACAATCAACTATTCTCTTCTTCAAAACTTCAACAGGTTCACGAATGTTTTCTTCCACTTCTGGCAACAACCATTCTTTTGCTCCTTTAAAAGGAAAACCCGCTGACGTTGTAGGGTTGATACGCCTCAAAAAAGCATCTTGGTCAGATCCGTTGATAGCTGATTCCATATCATACGGTTGCATCTTACAAACTCCTTTCTCAGTCAATCCACTTATTATATGTTCCAACAAACGATTATGAACAATTGTCATAACTTCTGGATCGCCTTCAGGTTGGTTCTTATTCATCTTTTCAAGAGCAAGATTCCATGGGTTATAATATTCGCCATCTCTAACAAAAGATTGCATAGGAGGTGGTGC